GTTAGCGCAGAAAATGGTCAAAGCCGAAAGAGAGGACGGCAAATTCCTCTCATTTTACGGGGTGGGTGTGGATGTAGCACGGTTTAGTTTTACTAGACAAGCAAGGTGCAATTCCTTGAACCCCGATATTATCAATAAAAATAAAAAAATGAAAAATTATTACGAAAAAGTAGCAAATAGAATCTTTCAAAAGTTTAGCGAGGTGTGCAAACTCGGCAAGTGTAAACATCCGAAATGTGAATGCGGGCATTGTCAAAAAAACTACCACAACAGCAAGACCGGGAGGTGTTTGAAGATAAAACCCGACCTGACTACATGTCGGTGCAAGCAATTTAAACAAAATATATGAACGATTTACAACCACATCAACACGGAGAGGATGGCAGAGGTTCTACTCATTCAGTTTGCCAGACACGGTTTAAAAAAGAAAAAGGAAAATCAAAGTGTTGTTTTTGCGACCCTCATAAAAATTGCTGGTTTAAACAAGTAGACATTAAAAAAAGTTATCCACAGTTATACCCTAAAATCGCTGGACATTAGTTTTATTTGATATATACTAAAAATGGTCGTGATTATTAAAGAGGTTGGTTGATGTCGTGGGGGCGGTTCGAGTCCGCCATTTGCAGAATAAATGCTAGCTTGGATTCTGCCACATATTCGCAAAAAAGGCCCCCACTGCACCAGCCAATCTCGCATTATCAATAAAAATAAAAAAATGGAAGACAAAAAAGAAGAAAAAATAAAACACGAGAGTATTTTTTACGAGAGTATTTTTGAGGCGCTCTCGGCTTTGCAAGGTGAATTAAAGTCCGTAAAGAGAACGAAAGAAGTCAAATTTAAAACGAGAGAAGGGAGAGATGTTAATTTTTGGTTTGCGCCCTTGGACGAAATTATGGATTATCTTTACCCATTGCTTGGCAAGCACGGGTTGTCGGTAAGACATGAACTGTCGGAAAAAGGCGTGGAGTGTGTTTTGACGCACGAAACATATTTGCAAGAACTTAGTGTTCTTGAAATTATTACTGAAAATCCAACAGGGGAAAGAAAACACGAAAAAAAGCCACAATTTACGACAAGGAATGAGTTGCGCTCCGGTGTCCTTAAAATCAAAACAGAGGGCGACATGAAAGATGTTGGTGGTCAGATAACCTACGCTCGCCGATATACGCTTGCCTTAGTTTTGGGAATTGCCACCGAAGAGGATAACGATGTAAAACTGGAAGAGGAACGAAAAGAAAGCCTTGAAAAATTTGCATTGAAGCAAGCCAAGAAAAACATCGCAGAAGCGAAAACGAAAGAACAAATCGCCAAGCAAGCCGAATTTATGAGCGCCGAACTTAAACTGATTGAGGATGGCAAAGCCCCGAAATTGGGTTTTACCAAAGAGCAATATGATGAATTGATGGAGATGTGTATTGCCAAAGGGGAAGAATTTGCGGAAAAGGTCGGAGGTAATAATAAGGAAGAAAAATAAATCTATGTTCTATCCCGATATTAAACCCCACATTTCGCCGTCAGCGCTGGATAATTGGGTCAATAGCCGTTCTCAATTCATTCGTTCTTATTTTGCCGGAGTAAAAACACCGGAAACCGCCTCAATGAAAACCGGCAAGCAAATACACGCTCTGATTGAGGGCGGGTTATTGGACGCAAAACATAAATTCCCAAACAACGAACAGGTTTTGGAATTTTTTGCCGAAAAATATAAAGTTTTGGGTATCCCCGATAGTTTTTCAACGGAAGAAGACGGGAAAACTGCCGTTTTTGTGGATTATAAAACCGGAAAAGAGAATAATTGGGACGCAAACAAACTCGCCTCTGATTTAAAAATGAAAACAACGGCGTGGTTGGTATGGAATTTTTACGGGCGGATGCTTCCGGTTGTCGGACACATAGAATACATCCCTACGCGCTGGAATGAGGTTACGCGGGAGATTGAGCTTACTGGCGGGGAAAGTGTCGTGGCCGCCTCTATAACCTACACTAGCGAGGAATTGGAGGCCTTTACGTCGGTAATTTTGGCGATAATCGGCGAAGTAAACGAGGAATACCCGAAATGGCTAGAATCCAGCGCTGATTTTGTGAACCAAGAGGATGCGGCGGAATATGCCCGGCTCAATGCGCAAGTAGCCGAACTGGAAATTAAAATGGACGAAATAAAGGAGCGGATCGCCGGGCAGTTGGATTTTGGCGGAGCGAGGACGGCGGAAACGGAATTTGGAACTTTTTATTTTACTGAACGGAAGACATACGATTATCCAAAAACCCTTAAAATAAATTATTTAGACTACGGTCTTATGCTGGAAGACACAGAAGACATTGCGACGGCAGTTAAGGCGGCTAAAACAAAATTTGAAACGGAGAATGAGCCAAAGAGCATATCAAGGTCGTTGGCATTTAAAGCCAAAAAGAAAAAATAATGTCTATCATACAAAAAACATTATGTTATTTCGGACTTCACGAATGGGGCGCTCCTCAATATAATTGGCGTTTTATTTTTTGGAGGTGCAAATACTGTCCGGCGGAAAGGATAGAAGAAAGGCGTAAATCGGAAAAATGAAAACATCCAAAATATCATTATTTTATAGTTTGACACCGACGCAGATTATACCACCGGCCGAGAGAGAAGTTGAGCGCAAGGAAAGGTGGGTCAAAGAAATGCAAAAAACAGTAGAGGCGGAATGGAAGCCTAAAATAATTAAAAACACCTATGAATTGTTTGACCCGGAAATAGAAAACCAAAAGAGATTTTTTGAGGGCGCGGTGGTTGAGTATTATGCCATTCAAGATATGGATTTGTTTGAGGGGACACCGGATAGTCAGACATTGGACAATTATAGGGAGGAATTACTGGATGAAATGCTGGGATATAATTTGCAGACCACAAATAAGATAATCCGCAAGCGCAAAAGCACTACCGACTTTAAGGATGTTCAAGCGTGGAATACTTTTTTGAAAACTTTGGAAGAAACCATATTCATTCCGTCCGGTTATGAATTTCCCGACAGCAAGAATTTTTGGGAGTTGTCCGGCAAGTATGGCCACGAAGAGGCCAAAAGAATAGCGATAGAGCAATTACAGGCTAGATTAAAAAAAAGATATGACAAATAAAGAATACAGAATATATTGGCGATGGAAAGAAACAAAAGCGGCTAAGGAAAAAGTGGGGTTTGTTTTGAGGAAATTTCGCATTTCTCGGAGCTATTTATACGCTTTGATTAGCCGGATCGAGAATGGCGATACCGCCAAAATCAAAAAATGCCTCAAAAAAGGACACCTCGGTTGCTTGTGGGCCTTTAAATATCAGCCCAGATATTTGTGCTTGCCCCAAAACCGGAAAAAAGCGACAATTCAAGAGCTGAAAGCGATAATCGTTGGAATGAAAAAAGACAAATTCCCGATAATACAAATTGCTCTTCTTTTAAAAAAGAAAGACAGAAGCACAATAATTCACCACTTAAAATGACACTTTATCCCTATCAAGAAGAAGCGATAGAATTTATCGGCCGAGTTAAAAAAGGCTATTTGGCAATGTCTATGGGAACAGGCAAGACCTTAACGGCTTTGTCAGCCGGGCAAAAATACGCCCAAAAAAACATTCTTGTCATTGCTGAAAAGAATGAAGTGATGAACTCGCAAAATTTTAAAAAAGAATCGGAGTTGTTGGAGTTGAATTATATCTCATTAAGAGATGAGGATTTGGATTTCGTTATGGGAGCAAATTGCCAAACTGTATGCGCCGTTAATCCCGACAGGTTGGTAAAATTCAAAATTGAGCAGATTAAGGAACTTTTTGATTTCGTGGTGGTGGACGAAAGCACAATGGTTAAAACTACGACCACTAAGCGATTTAAAAGAGTGCAGAAAGTGTGTGAAGATATGAATTATGTCGTTCTTCTGTCGGGAACACCGCTTATGAACGGCGCGGCGGAACTTTACGCCCCATTATTACTTCTTGGACATCCGTTGGCGAGTAAGGGTTCGCGGAAAGCGAAAGAAGCCTTTGAAAGCATATTCGCCGGAGGCCACCGGAGGAAAATAAGGAACACAGGGATTTGGTATCAAGATTATGTCTGGTGGGCCAAGGGTTGCAATCACACGAGAGAATTGCGTTACCTTGTCCGAGGCAGTTTCTTTTTCAAGCGGAAAGAGGATACGGGCGTATTCAATCGCAAGGTGGACAGGAGAATTGTCCAAGTGCCTATGACTTTGCCTTGGCTGGTGGAATATCGGAACGCATGGGAGGAGTATTTAATCCAAGCGCGCAAGCGAGATGTGAATATGGACAATGTGGCTGAACTCCGCAATTTAATTGAAAACGGCCAAGTCTATCAAGTTAATTCGCGGTGGAAAGCCGAAAGAGTGGTGGAAGACATAAAAAACGGAGTATATGGCGACCAGAGAATTGTTGTTTTCTCGGTTTTTGTGGAAACAGACGAGCTTATTCAGAGGTTGTTGTCCGAATCTGGTATCACTTATCACGCCTTTGAAGATTTGAGCGAATGGAAGACCGGAGAAGAACAGGTGCTTGTCGGCCGGATTAAGGCTCATGGCAAGGGAGCGAACTTGCCGGAGGCTAGCGTTGCTTTATTTGTGGATATGGATTTTGTCCCGGCTAATAATATCCAAGCTGAAAATAGAATCAATCGGCCGGAACAGAAGAATGATATGACCGTAGTTTATTATCTGACCGAGGGGGAGGATGTCGTGGATGCTCATGTGCGCCGGATAAACCAAGACAAGACAAGCAAGATAGATAAGTTTATGGAACCGCTCACAAGCGAAGAGATGTCCGAAATGCCGGTGAGAATAAGAACGCTCCAAGCCAAGTATAGAGCGCAGTTTTCTGCATTGGGATTTGGGGCTCTTTTTTAAGTTATCCACAGTCTTGACTTGCATTGTGTTTTGGTATAGTGTAGTATAAGTGTATTATTAAAATGGTCGTAAAATAAAAATAATAAAAAGATGAAAAAAATACTTTTTTTAGTCGCTTTCTTGGGTTTAATTGTCGCCAATAATGCTTTTGCGTCGGCTACAACCACAACCAACGGCGATCCGATGAGAGTTACGCAGTCGTGGGGAATGACCGGCTATGCCACCCCGATAATCGGAAGCGGTGTTAGTGTCGCCGATGAAACCGGAATTTCGGACACTTGCCCGAAATGGTATCCCAGAGGCTGTTTCAATTTAGTGAACACAGACTTTTACCGAAATCAAATGATAAACTTGGCGAAAGGTTTGCTCCAAACCTACGGGGCCGATGCTTACGGCATATTCCCGCAGTTTTCGGGCTGGTATCGTGTAGTCGGGTTTGAAACATTCACGCAATAACGGACAGGGAGCGTTTGCGTTGGTCGCGCAAACGCTCCAATTATCCACATAGCAAAAAAAATGAGAGTATCGTATAATAGAATTGCCTGCAAATATGTAGCGGAATATAATTGCAGGTTGGGAATAGGGAGAACATTCGCGGAAGCAATAGCCAATCTTTTTCAAGCCTTAGGATTATGAAAACCAAAGAAGAATCAATTTTAGGAACAGTAATAGAAAAACTGCCAAACACTTTTTACAAGGTTTTATTGGAGGATGGAGTGATAAAATTGGCATATTTGGCCGGAAAAATGAAGTTTAACAAGATTCAAGTCCAAGTCGGGGATAAGGTGCTGGTAATCCTTGACCCGTATCAAGGAAAGGTCAGCAACAGAATTGTGCGGAGATTATAATATGACAATTCGCAAAATTAACGGCAAATACAGGTTAGTGTCCCATACAGGGAAGAATTTGGGGACATACTCATCGCGCGCCGGAGCGGAAAAGCGCGAAAAACAAGTGGTCTATTTTAAAAATAAGAAAAAGTAAAATGAACGAGCCTAAAAAAATCCAATGTGTTGAGAAAGGGTGCGGAGAATTTGAGTTTTCGGCCAAAGAGCAAGGCTTCTACGCCGAAAGAGGCTATCCTGACCCCAAAAGGTGCAAACAACACAGAGAAGCCCGCAAAAAAGAGATAAATAAGCAAAAATCGCCCTTTCATCCAAATAACTGGAAAAAGGAAAATCACCAATGAAAATCCCGGCAACACTCATAAGAGAAATTTATAAAGAGAGAGGGAACAGGGGAAGACCTATCAGCACTAGGCAGATAAGAGCGGTGGAGGGTTATATAATGGCTAACGGAAGCAAATCAAAAGCACAAGCAATCAGAGAAGCGGGTTATCCGGAATCTAGGGTAACAGACCCAAGTAAGGTGTTTACTAGGTCTATTTTGGCAGTTTTAGACAGATTGGAAATTACGGAAGAATTGGCTTCAAATGTTGTTAAGCAAAACTTGAAATCTAAAAAAATAGAACATTTCACTTTCCCGCCGTATAATAAAGAGGCAGTCCTGCCCGACAATGGCCAAGACCATCGCACAGCCGAAAAAAAAGGAGAGCAACTAACCGACAAAGAAATTATAGAGATGATGAATAGTGTTAATTGCACCGTCAAAAAAATAGTCCACGGGGATATGGCCAGACATGTATATTTTTGGTCGCCGGATAACAAGACCCAATTAGAGGCGGCGGATATGATATTCAATCTTATGGGTTCATACGCGCCCAAAAAGGTGGAGGGTAAGCACGATCACCGAGTAGGAATTTTCTCAATGGGCGATTTGCGGAAAAAAATGAAAGAGAAAGGATTAAAAATTATCAATAATAATTAAATTTTATGGAAGATGTAAAAAACGGAGTAGAGGTTTTGGAAAGCAAGCAATTTAAAATGGTAATTCGGTTCGCAGACGGCGAAAAAGACGGCAAGCCTCATGATAGGGCTTATGGCTTTGCGATTGAGGCTAACAGTGAAAATCAAGCTAGGCAAACTTTGCGAAAACATTTATTAAAATGCGTGGAAGAATTGGATAAGGATATTTTGAGAGAAGCCCAAGGAATACCGAAAAATGAGGATGTTGGCCAAAAAACGACTTCGTAAAATCGTTTAAGAGAAGTTTAAATTTCAAAGACGGCCTATGTGTCGTCCTAAATGGAGAATGAAAAACAAGTAAAAGAAGAGTGGCTGGAAGACATCTATCACCTGCAACAGTGGGCGGTGGATGTCTTTTTGTTTGCCGAGCAAACTATGGGAATGTTCCCGGCCGAACCGATTAAGGAATTATTGGATAAAGATATTCCCTACATTGACCCGATGGGGAACAAGAGAACGGCCAAACTGTTTGACGCGGACGGACGGCTGGTGTGGAATGATTTGAGTTTTTATTCGGTGGATATGTTCCAAAAACAAACGCCCCAAGAGTTTAAAAAATACGAGGGAAGTAGATTCACTTGGCAACAGACGATAATGCTGGAAGCATATAATCGGGCCGTAAGGACATTCGGGAAAGATTCGTTTGATATGGCCAAGAGGTGGATAACGGCCAGAAGCGGACACGGAGTAGGCAAGACTTCCATAATGAGCATTATTGCCATTCACTTCTTGTGGTGCTTTCCGGGCGCGCAAATAGGTATGACAGCCAACAGCGAACAGCAGGTGGAGGATATTTTTATGAAAGAGTTTTATGTGTGGCGGAGCAAATTGCCGGAGTTTATGCAAAATTCAATGATACAGACCGCCGACCATATTCAAATGGAAGACAGCGAGGATTGGTTTTTGCGGGCGCAAGTGGCCAGACCGGAAAGACCGGAAGCTTTGGCCGGATTGCACGGAGAGTATGTCCTTATACTGGTGGACGAGGCTTCCGGCGTGGCCGATAAGGTGTTTGAGGTTATGAAAGGGGCGCTAACCGGCGAAAACTATATCGTGGGCTATTGGAGCAATCCCACAAGGAACGAGGGCGAGTTCTACGAAAGCAATAAAGTAGGCAGTTCTTATACGAAACTGAAATTCACGAGCCGAGAAAGTCCGATAGTCAAGCCCGGCTACATCCAAAAAATGGAAGAAGATTATCCGAACAATGGTTCTGAACATTCGGACGAGGTTAAAATCCGGGTGGACGGCGAGTTTGCCGGAGTAACCGAGATGGACGACAAGGGTTGGATGCCTTTATTCGCCAATTTGAACATTTTGTTTGAGCCGGAAAGAGGGCAGATAATCAACGGAGGAATAATTGGGGTTGATCCGGCCGGAATGGGCAAAGACCATTCGGTGGTGGCTATAAGGGACAGCGTGTATCTCAAAGAAGTGCTGAACGAAAAGACTTCGCAAGAGAAAGACTTGGCGAGAAAGGTAGAAATAATCCGGGACGCTTATAATTCCAAGAGCGGAGATATTGGAGTGGACGCTTTTGGAATAGGGGCCAAAGTAGTGGCTAACATCAACGTCAAAATGGGCGAGAGCGTCAATGCTTTGCTTATGGATAAGCCAAGAGAGGGAACGGAAGACTTGTTTGTGTCGTTTAAGGACGAATTGGCTTGGAAGTTTAGGGAATGGATAGCCAAAGGCGGAATTATAATAACCAACAACAAGGCGGCGTGGCTGAAAGAATTGGGTAAGATTAAGTATAAAAGGGTAAGGCCGGGCCGGATGCAGTTGATGAGCAAAAAAGAATTTAAGAAAGAACACGGCTTTTCTCCGGACAGGTTTGACGCGGCGCTCTGCACATTTTGGAAAGACGAGCCTAGCAAGCCGGTTATCTTGACAAAACTGGAAATGGAAAACAAAGAAGTGTATGATTATCTTAATAGCTTAAAAGCGCCTGTGGATAACTCTTACTCGTCAATGTGATTGACAGGTGTATAATAAATAAAATGGACGAAACAAAAAAAGAGGAATATAAAATGCACGCCAAAGTCAATGAGGCGTATAGTGGCGATGTGGAAGAAGCGAAATTCGCCATTTCTGTAATTCAACAGATAAACAAGGATTTGGAATTGCGGGAAAAAAACACACTCGTCTTCAATGGCTTGTCTTATTCTCAATCATATTTATATAATCAGCGCAAAGCCATCAATTATTCTCCGCCGAGGCAAGCGGGCAAAGAAAGAGAAGTGTCAATGGGACTTGTCCACGAAAAAATAATATCTTTCGCCGCTTTCTTTTTGAAGTATATTTATAAGCGCCGGGTCAAATGCTACGACGAAAGCGGTAAAATTGTCCGGGGAATGGGAGAGATTTATAATTTGGGTATTGAACATTCATATAGGCTAGAAAGATTTAAGAAAAAAATAGCCCTTTTATATTGGGAAGTATTCAGCCAAGGGGACGCTTTTGTTTTGGACGACTGGCAAGTCCGGAACATTCCGCAAAGCATAGCCAAAAAAGACGACCAGATAATCAAGCCGGACGGAATGGACTATACTTACGAGTTCTTGGACGGCCTTTCCTATGAAGACGGAGAGATGATACAGACTCGCCAAGCGGTGTCTAAGGTGCTGGATGGCCGGACGATAATTTTAGGCAATCCCGAAATTGAGGATTTGCAAGACCAACCGCGCGTTACTTTAGAGGAAGTGATAAGCCGGGAAGACACGGAACTTATTTACAAATCTTTAAAGCGATGGAAAAATGTTCCCAACGAGAAAGACTGGATAACCAATGTAACCGGCGAGGATAAGGTAACGTTGTTTGACGCTACCAGGGTGGCTGATGTCGGCAAAGAAACAGTCGTTCACAGATATTTTGATAAAGAAAAAAACCGATTTAATATATTTTTAAACGGAGTAATGATGTTGCCGCGAAAAACTCCCATGACGCTTTTCTATCCGAGAGGCAACTATCCTTTGACCAAAGTGTCGGGAGAGAGGCTGACCGGCTCGGCTTATTCCCGCTCCATACCGGCTAAGACCAAGTTTAACGGCGATTTTGTTGATTGGGCTTTACAAGGACTGGCCAATAAGTTTGAACAAGGCTTGGACCCGGCCTTGCTTATCAAGGGACGATACACCATCACAAGGGACATATTCCGAGGCGGGCAAAGAACGCACGGCGTAACCAAATCAGATTATGAGAAAGCCGATCCGGATAACAAAGGCATAACCGCGCCGGAGTTTTCTTTTGTTAAGCTTTTAAAGGAAATACTGGAAAGCCAAACGCTCAATCAAACAACTACGGGAGAGATAGCCGACCAAGCCACGGCCACAGCTATAAACGCCGCTCAAACCAACCAAATAGAGAAATTGGGCTATTTATTGGACGGGATAGTCAATGGATTTGCGGATATGGCTTTAAGACGGGCCGAAACGATTGAGAGCAAATACACCATTAAGCAGAAAGAAACAATCGTGGACGGAAAGAAAATAAATGTTTATCAAAACTTTACGGTATCAATGGGCGGAATGGAGAATAGCGTTGTCTTTGACGAGGAAGTGGGCGGAGAAACTTACGACATAGGAGCGAAAAGAGATGAGCTTTTTACCAAATCTTTTAAAGATAAAAAAGAGGGTTTCCCGACCGCTTATTATTTAGTGAACCCTGACAGTTTAAGGAATAAGAAATACGGAATAGATATAGAAATGATACCGGAAAGAATTAAGGATACTCAACTCCAAATTATGCAGATGAGGGACGAGTTCGGCTTTTTAAGGGAAACATTCGGCTCAATTCTTAACATTGAAACCTTGAAGGATGAATACTTGCAAGTTAGCGGACGGCCGAGCGAGTTATTTATGCCAATGGACGCAATGAAACTTAATGAGATGTTGGCCAATCAGCAAGGAATCGCTCCAAATAACACCGGGTCTTTTGGAAAACCGAAAGTCAAAAGAGCATTACAAGAATCAATGAGATAAAAAATGGACACATCAAAATTGTTAGAGCAGTATTTATTTAACAGAGGCTTATTTAATCCGGCTCAAATAGGACAAAACATCATAGAGGGACAAGAAGGCGCGATAGGCGGAGAGATTTTAAGCAATGATGACCTTTTGGAAAAGGTGTCTAACTCATGGACATCCGGCAAGGAAGCTATAATTGCCGTGGTAAAAGCGAGAATTTTGTCAAATATCACGGAATTGATATTAAAAGCTTTTCCCCAAGAAACAATAGTTTTAAGGCAAGTGATTTTAGAACTTTCCCAAATTCTGAATGATTTTGAGAAATACAGCAGTGAACACCTTAGGCGGGTGGAGAAAAAAAGCCTTGAACAAAAGGACAACGCCGGGACAACGGCCGAGGAACAAGGAGCGATTATAAATTAGCATAAAATATATGCCAGAAGAAAAAGACGGCGGACAGCCGCAAGCAGACGCTTTCGGAGAATTGCCTCCTCAAAAAGAGGAAGCGCCGAAAGTGGAAGATAAAAAAGAAGAGGGCGATAAGGGAGGAGAGGGAGAGGGTAAGGAAAAGCTTACTCCTACTCAACAAGTGGCGGAGTTGTCCCGCAAACTCGGCGAATATGCCGAAAAGGAAAGGTCGTGGGGCGAAACTCAAAAATCCAAAGATGATAACATCCGGGCGATGAAAGATTCCATAAAAAGACTGGAAGACAAAATCAAGGGCGGAAAAGGCGAGGGCGAAGAAAAAGGCGAGGAGTTGTTTAAGGACATCAAGACTTCCAAGGATTTAACCGCCGAACAAAAAGAGGAGATGACCGACACGGAAATAAAGCAGATGGACGAAATAGCGGCGCTGAAACAAGGAATGAATAATTTGGCCGGTATGATTAAAAAGGGCGGAGAAAAGGGCGATGGCGGACAACTGGATGTCAATAACATTGTGCGCGAAACCGCCAAAGAGTTGGCCAAAGGCGACAAAGACACGGCTAATCTTATAATCGCCAGCGTCAAGAAGTTTAATTTGGAGGGTCTTTCGGAAGAAGAAATTGTCGCCAGGGTGAGCGAGGCGGCTATTTTAGTGCCTACCTACAAGAAACCCAAAGAGCAAGTGAGCGGGAAAGGAGGCAAGGCGGCGGGCGGAGGAAACGACACCGACCCGTATGGAGTGGATAAAATAGTGGATGAAGTCCACGCCAAGAAAGAGAACAAAGGTTTTGAATTATAAACTAATAATTTTAAATTTATGGCAGAAGAAAATAAAGATGTCGTAGGGGATATAGGGGCGAGGCTGGGAGGCGAGGGCCAACAGGAGAAAATCCCGGAGGGCGAACCGAAACCTATTGAATCCATACCTTTTGATATGGGAAAATTGACTCCCGACCAATTACAACAGTTAAAGTCCATGTTGGCCGTAACGCCGGAGAGGATTACTCAAAAGAAAGGCAACCCGATAACGACAGTAAGACAAATCAACGGCAAATATGCGGTGGCTATCGGCAAGGCTTATTTAGCTTTGGTGTATGACGCGGCCAGATTAACAGAAATAGAAACACATAAAATCCCGGTTAAATTTTACGGCGAGGATAAATTTACGGATGTCATCTATCCCGACTTTATGGCGGCCGAAAAAGTGAAATGCGAAATTTTAAGCGTCAGCCAAAAAGAAAAAATCCGGGAAGAGGGAGAAATTGTCCAAAGAGAAACGGGCAAATTAGTGAAAATGGAAGTAAAAATGGTCAATTACTTCTTTAAAATAAAACTGCCGGACGGCTCAATCGCAGAGATTGAGGGGAGCGCGGCCAATGCCTAATGAAATATCTTGAAATAAAAAAAGCCCTCGCTCATTTTAAGGGCAAGCCGGTGAATAATAATGTTTTGGCGGAGTATTGCAATCTCAACCACTTTGACCTTATAACCGAGGGCGCGTATGAAGATTATCTTTTCCAACAAGAACACGACGAGAGGGTGCAAAACGCCTTGCCGTTGATTTTTGCCGAATTATCCAAGTTCCGATATGTCCCGACATTTATAAGCGACGACGAGAGAAGAGAAATGAATGAAGCCAATGAAGATATTGAGTGGAAAATATCCAAAGTCTTGGAAGACAACGGCATTTTGTATCGGGAAATAGATTTGATTTGTAAAAACTTGGCGACAGCATTCCAAGCCATAATGGAAAATGCCGGACGAAGAGCGAACAATATGTGCGCCGTTGTTTTATCCACATTAGCCAAAGAAAAGTTCGGCGATCCGCTAAAACTAAAAGACTTGGCTTCGTATTACGGAGTGAAAGCCAAAGAGCTAGGGATTAAATTGCATAAAACTCAAACGGAATAAAAGTTATCCACAGGGGGCGGATTTGACAACAATTCTCGGCTTGATAAAATGACAGCAGATACAAGTAGGTATGCCGGATTGAAAAGGCGAAACTCCTTCAACACTATAAGTTCAAACGGCAACCGACCTTTAAACAAATTTGCAGTGGCGGTCTGCTAAAGCGGAGAATATCCGCGCCCCTATGGGCAACGCACCTCTAAACAAATCCGAGTTTGCTCCTCGGTCAAGCCGAAAGGCGGAACAGCAAGAGGCAACATATTCGGTGTTGCCTCTTTTTGGTAGCGCCGGAGAACCGGCGCTTTTTGCGTTGGCATTATTAAATAGCAAAACTTTTTTATGATCAAAAGAATGACAGGTTGCCCGAATATCCACCCTTTCAAAAAGGCGGCATCGGAGGCGTTTGCCTTGAATGATGTCGTAACAAAGGATTCTTCGGGTTATATAACCAAAGCAACCGCGACTACTCCGAGGTCTGAAATAGTCGGACTTATCCAGAGAATTGTGGTTTCCACCGATTCGGATTACGCTTCAAACACAATGATTGAAGTGGATGTCCCGCAAGACGGGGACGAGTTTGATTTTGATGTCGGCACAGGGTCGGCCGTTCAATCAATGGCTAACAAGAAATTTGACCTTAAAGACGAGAATGAATTGAGCGTCAGCGCCCAGCTTACCAAAGCTGTGGAAGTTTTAAGGATTATTTCCACCACGAAAGTCCGGGGCAAATTCAGAATCCACGATTCGGAAAAGGCCCGGTATGTTACTTATCAGCAATCTATCGCTTATACTGACTTTGTGGATGGAGGAGGCACTTCCGGGACTCTTGCTCTTAGTTGCACCATTCCGGCCGGAGCGGTATTCGTTCAATCATTGATTACCGATATTATCGGGTTTACGGGAGATACTTCGGCGACGATTATCATCGGCGACACAGGAGGCGACACAGACCGCTACTCTACCGGCACACCGTCAGTCTTCACTACGGCGGCGGCGGGAGTTGATTTAGGCGTTCCGTCGGGAACAAAATGGCATACGGCGGCAGTCGTTCCGGATGTCTTGATTACTTCCGGTTCCGATTGGGGTTTGGTAACAGCCGGTTCAGCCGTCATTACTCTTGTTTGGATTGAAGTAGACTAATCCAAGGACAACGACCTATTATTAACAGCTAAATTTTAAACTAATTATGTTGATTTCAACAATGTCAGTTCCGGCCATACAGGATTTAGTGAGAAAGTCTTTCGTCAAGGAAACCCACCAAAAGGGCGGGGATGTCCGAAGGATATTCATTAAAGAAACTGCCGGTTGGGAATCTGATACCAAAAGAATACACGAACTGGACAGAGAGAGATTCGCTGAAAGAAAGGTTCAGGGCCAAGCTTCGGCTCAAAGGGGCATCGCGCAAGGTTACTACAAAGATATTGTCCGAAGCACAATATCAATTACCAGATTGGTGTCGGGCGAGGCTTATAAGGCTCTTGAAGCTCACAAGTTGGCGGAATACGCTTCTCAAACCGCCAAAGACATCGTGGATAAGATTGAGTTGGATATGAGGAACTTCCTTGGCTATGCCACCGGAGCGACCGCTTATACCGACAACGGCGGGTTCAGCATTGACCTCACTGTCGGGGACGCAAAGTCCGTCTTTGATACCGCCCATACCTTGAAAGGTTCTTCCACGACTTACTCCAACATCCTTTCGGGCGCTCCCTCTTTGACCAATGTGGCTTTGGAGGCGGCGGAAGATTATTTCGGCTACAATGTCTATGACAATTACGGCCAAAAAATTGAAATGAAGCCGGACACCCTTATCACCAGCCGAAAAGCGGTAGTGATGAACAAGGTAGCCAGACTCTTCGGTTCAATTTCTCCAGAATCTATCGGCGGAACGGCTAACGCCAACGCCGGGGTCAAAAATACCTACCGAGATAAATACCAGCACCTTGTCATTGATTTTGACGCTACTTCTCTTAACGCCACCGATTCCACCCTTTCCTATTACTGGTTCTTGGCTTCCTTGAATGGAATGCCGGAAGAAAGATTCCAAGCTTACTATGTGAACTGGCTGTCCCCGATGGTTGCTCCGGCCGAAGTCAATCAAGACAAATGGATTCTGTCCTACACGGCTCGCGCATGCTTTGGCATAGGCGCGGTTTCCGGAAAAGGAATCTTGGTCAGCAAGGCTACTTCCTAGAAAACAACTGCTCCATTCCGCTATTGAGCGGAATGGAGCAAGAAAGATTATTGGTTAATTTAAAACAATTTTATGGATCAAGAATACTCTTACCCAAACATAGCGGACGGCCATAAGGCTGTTACTACGGCGGGAACGGCGGTTGCATTGGTATCGGCCAGCACGCCATGTCGGCTGGTTGTAATCAACGCCAAACCGGAAAACACCGACACGGTAGTAGTCGGCGCTTCCACGGTAGTCGCCGCTTCGGGAACACGAAGAGGCATCGCTCTTATTCCGGGGCAGTCGGTTACGCTCCGTGTTACTGACCTTAATGTGCTATACCTTGACGCTGTCGTAAGCGGAGAGGGAGTGTCTTATGTTTACTTCAATTTATAAAAAGATAAAACTTGTCGCTACCAACAAGTTTTTCATAGCCTTGGCCGTTGTTATCGCCTTTGCCTCGCTCACAAGCGGGATAAATTTGGCGAAAGCGGTTACGTCTATTACCAACCCTATCTTTTTAACCAGATTAAGCAATGTGATTTCTACCTACCCGACCACAGCCAGATTGACTGTCGGCGGAGCGGTTACGCAGGGCGGAGGCATAAGAGCCACATCCACCACGGGGACGGTTGTGCCTCTTTTGGCGGCGGACTTTGACAACGAGAATATGATTGATGTTACTCTCAATGTCCAAGACGCTACCTTGTCTTTTCCTGCTACAACCACTTTGGGTTCAAACTTTTTGCCTACGGCGGGAATGATGAGAACTTTTTTCGTCCGCAACGCCACTACTACGGCGAGCATGGATTTAACCCTAACCGGCGGAACGGGCATGCTATTAAAGAAAGCTACCAGTTCGGCTGTCATTATAGGCGACACGGATGGGGGAAATTACGCGCAGTTTAATTTAATCAGAAAAGCCAACACGGACATTGAAGTATTGCTTGTCAATATCTTCCACGACTAATCGGGTTTTTACTTGGCTCCTTGAAAGGGGCCAAGATAAGAACCAAGATTATCAATTTAATTTAATTTTATGCAAGAAACATACGCAAACACAAGGGACGGGCGAAAAGTCGTAGCCGCGGCGGGAACGGCCGAAAGGCTGGTTTCGGCCAATACAAGGTGTTCGGAAGTAACTATTACCGCCGAATCCGATAACACAGGTGATATTGTCATAGGGGACTCTACCGTAGTCGCGGCCGCCGCCACCAGGCGGGGCGTTCCGCTTGTTCCGGGCGCTTCTTACACTATAAAAATTGAGGATTTATACCAACTGTGGATTGACGCGGATGTGTCTTCCGACGGAGTGGTTTTTGTTTATCATTTTTAAATCTTATGGACATATTAACCATTCTTCCGAATTTAAGCATAGGGGTCGTGTCAATACTGGCTTTGGTTTATGTAACAATGACCTTTTTAAAACACCTCAAACATGAGCGTATAGAAGAAAGAAAAGAAAGAGTGGAAGACGAAAAAGCCTTTCGTTCGCTGGAACGGGAGATTAGGGACAACATTATGGGGCAACTCAATGAAAATACCAGAGTTTTTACCAGAGTGTTAGATCACATCAATAAATAATGATTACAGTCGCCAGAACAATTTCGGACATAAAGAGCGAATTTGAGGGAGGTTCGGCTCTTTCGGTTGATTACTACGCCATTTTAAGGCGCGCGGCGGATAATGTTTTGGACAAAATCAATCCGGAAACTTTAAAGCGCCGAATATCCGTTTATGGAGGGCTGGCCAAGGACTTGCAGATATATTATTGTCCGGCCGACCTTGAAGTCCCGTCGGATATTTACGAAAATGACGGAAGATTCGGCAATCAGCAAAAAAACAGCCGGGTTTTCCGGTATGTGCCTCCGGCGATTTTTTACGCCGTTGAAAATGAAATAAACACCAGCCAGTCAAAATATACCATTGAATACATAAATGGAGTTCGTTTTATAATAATACGCCACACTAAAACTCCGGCCAGTATTACCGTTGAAGAAATGGACGCAACGACCGGAATAACAAGCGACCAAACTCTTTCTTTGAATGAACACGACTTTGTTTATGGAACAGGCGCGCTCCAAAGGACATTTTCGGAGGAATCGGGAACAGCTTTCACTACTGACTTCACTACTGACTTTCTCACTTCCGCCGCTCATGGCTTATCAAACGGCGACAGAGTGATGGTTTTTTCTGGGACAACACTCCCGGCCGGTTTGTCGGCCAATACGGTTTATTTTGTGGTTAGTAAAACCACCGATACCTTTAAGCTCTCTCTTACTTCCGGCGGTTCGGCCATAAACCTAACGGATGACGGGACTGGGACTCATAAGTGGCATGCGGCGACCCAAAACGAAGTCAGCAAGACTATCACGGCCATAGATATTACGGATTATTTAAAAGGAATAGCGGTTGTTCCTTTGAATTTTGAAAATGCGGCGTATGTGAACAGGGTGGAATTGGTTTTAGAAACAGATACGGGAAATTATTACACCTTGACTTCAACTGAAGACAGCATAGGGGATAGTTTTGTGGATGGAATGAATATGGTTCGCTTTTGGATGGCCAGCGCCAATATAACGGGAAGTCCCTCTATAACAAATATCGTCAAATGGAGGCTTAGAGTAATTTTAGATAGCGGGGCCACATCGCAGACTGTCATAATGGACAAAATAACCGTCCAAAAAAATTCTCATTATAATTTGGAATACTATTCCAACAGAATGTTCGCAGACGGAACGACGGGAGCTTGGAAAGATACTCCGGTTAAAGGAGATAATATAAACTTGGGCCGGACGGAAATCGGCATACTTCACTATGAGGCGGTTGTTCTTATCGCTCAAAACTCTTCTTTTGTCAGCATAAGCGCGAAAGAATTGGAGAATTTTATAAGCCAGTTGGAAAGGAAATACGAGTCGTATGAGGGAAAACATCCGTCTTCCGAGATGCCTCTTTCGTATAACACCTTACCGCCTTTGGCAGAGGATATGCTATCCGGATTGGGCGAAGAGCAGTTAGACATAGAAACGACAAGCGATGTGGTTTCTACCGATGTGGTTTATCAATTCGCCGATGGCGTGGAATTAACCGGAGATATAGATGGAATAAATCTCACTTTTGTTCTGCCTTATACTCCCAATCCGACAGCCTCTCTACTTTTGACGATGAACGGCTCGGTGCAGACTGTTACGGAGGATTATACGCTTTCGGGAGCGACCGTATCTTTCATTGTTGCCCCTCCGACCGGTTCAATTTTAAGAGCATTTTTCAGATATATATGAGATACTTTAATTACAATATAGAATTGTCGGGGGAAATAGATGGAGTGAATAAAACTTTTATTTTATCTGTCGCGCCAGATCCGACCGTTTCGTTGTTTATTGTTTTAAACGGCGCTCCGCAGACGCTTGGCGAAGACTACACTTTCTCTGGTTTAACCGTATCTTTCATTGTTGCTCCGCCGGAGGGTTCAATTTTAAGAGCATTATTTAGAAAAAATTACTAATATGAAATACTTTAAATACATTTTAGGAATAGCATTGTCGGTCTTTTTGGTCGCGGGAATGGCCAAAGCCGTAACAGTTCTTTATCCGGGTGGCGGAGGAACGGGGACTTCGCAAGTTCCCACTTACGGCAAGGTTTTGGTGGGACAATCAAACGGCACTTATCTGCCGACAGCAACGTCTTCGCTCAACATTGCGGGAACTGTAACGGGTAATTGGACAGGAACTTTTGACGGACAAGAAGGAACTTATTATCTGTCAAGAACAAATCACACCGGAACGCAGGGAGTTTCCACTCTTTCCAATTACGACTGGACTTTTTCCAATAATTACGGAGCGGTTAATTTGACTGGCTCAACCACCGCGCCCTGGTGGGCGCAAGGCGGACTTAACGCTTCTTCCACTTCTCATTTCGGCAACGCTTCCACCTCCCAAATATCCATCAGCAATTTTCTTGATTATATCGGAACGACATTGGACACAGGCGTAAAAACAGGAACGGCAAGACTTCAAGCGGTTACTAGCAACGGTATTACAAGATTGATAAATTTATCCGAAACAGGCGTTCAAAAAGTCGTCAATCAAGATAATGTTTTTTTAGCCAAAAATGTGTCAGGCGGGACTTTGACGGCGGGGCAGGTTATATATATAAATGGTTCTACCGGAGCAATTCCAAATGTAACGCTCGCAAAAGCGGACGCGCTTGCAACAGCCAGTCCGACAGTAGGAGTGGTTACCGCTTCAATTTCAAATAATGGTTTTGGAGAAATAATGCTCAACGGCATAGTGGACAATATAAACACTTCCGCTTTCACAGCAGGAGATAATGTTTTCGTGTCCACGACTACGGCGGGAGCTTTAAC